CTGGGCGTCCGCGACCCCGCGTGCGGCTTCCTGTTCGGAGCGCATAGCGTCGCCCACTGACCGACGGGCATCGGCCTCAGCGTCGAGGGCGTCACCAACACCGCGGCGGGCATCCGCCACGGCCGCGACGGCGTCGGTCACTCCACGTTGGGCGTCGGCCTCGTCGGCGAGGGCATCGGTGACTCCACGATGGGCGTCGGCCACACCGATCACGGCCTGGTTCAGCGACTCATCAGCGTCGATGGCGCCCACATCGGCGTCGAACTTCGCCCGCACCGCGTCGGCCGCTTCCTTGGCGGCGGCGGCCTCGGCCTCGAGTGATGCCGTGTGCTCGTCGGTCTTGACTGCCGCTTCCTTCGCCTTGGATCCGGCGCTCTCGATCGCGCCGAAGTAGCCGGGCATTGCCTCTACGACCGTGTTGGCGGAGATGCCTTGGGCGAGCAGAGCGTTCGAGATTTCCTCGAACGACTTCTTGGCCGCTGCTGGATCCGTCGCAGCCAGGGCAGCCAGGGCGTCGTCGATCGGCTTCAGGACTTGGTTGGCGAGGTCGGTCCCCTCGACCCGCTTCAGCGCATCGGCGAACGCAGCCACGTCGGCCGACCCGTCGCCATAGGCGGCGAACACGTCGCCGAGCCCCTTGCCCGACGCGCCCAGGTAGTTGACGGCCTCGGCCAACCCCTCGGTCGTCACCTTCGCTTTGCCTAGGTTCTCCAGCGCCTTGTACGTGAGGTTGTAGGCGGCGACACCGGCGAGGAGCGACACACCGGCCGACTTCAGGTAGCCAACCTCGGTCACGGTCGAACCGAGCGCGGTGCGAACACCGCCCAGCGAGTTGCCGACCGATGCCCACGCAGCGGACACCTTCGGACCGACCAGAGCCAGGGCAGCGGCGGCTACGACGGTGGCCTGCATCGGCGCCGGCATGGCATCGAACACCTGAACCATCTCGGTCCCGACCCCCACCGCCAACTGCATCGCCGGGATCAGTGCCGCGCCAAGCGTGGCCTTCATGTTCTCGAACTCGGCCGCCGCGATCCGCTGCTTGTTGGCCAGACCGTCCGACGTGCGAGCGAAGTCGCCCTGCGCCAACGTGGTCTGCTCCATGATGAGCGCGTACGCGGCTTGGGCCTTGGCGTTGGCGTCGAGCACACCCGTTCCGCTGGCCAGGCCCAGCTCGAGGGCCTTGGCCTTGAGCGTCGCTTCGTTGAGGTTCACACCGAACCGCTTGAGCGGTTCCGTCTCACCCACCAGCCCCGAACGGAGGGCCGTCAACGCCTCATCCACGCTCGTGTTGTTGAACGATGCGAGGTCGGAGGCGAGCCCGGTCATCGTCGTCGAGAACTTCGCCGACTGTTCCTCGGTCAACCCGATCGACCGGAACAGGTTGCCGAACGTGCCGGTGGCTTCGAGGGCCTGCGCCTGAGACTGACCGAACGCGGTGGCGGAGTCGTCGGCGAACTCGCGCACCTTGGCGGCCGACTCGCCGAACACCACGCCGACCTTCGACTGAGACTCCGCCAGATCGGACGCCGACTTGACCGCGTCACGCGCGAAGAGGACCGCCCCCGCAGAGGCGGCCAACTTCAGGCCAGTGGCCATCCCGCTTGACGACTTCGCGACCGCGTCACCCGCACCCGCAAGGTCCCGCGTGGCCTTGCCGGACTTGGCCATCGCCGCGTCGTACTGCTCGTTCTTCGCCCGGAGCCGGACGAGTGCGACCTTGTCACTCACACCCGTTCACCCCCTTCGGAACAGCCGGTAGAAGATCCCGGGCGTCTCGCCCTTCGCTTCCTTCTGGAACGCCGCCGCAGCCCGGTCACGGGCCGCGCACGCATGGCAGGCGACCGGCTCGGCGACCCACTCAAGGTCTGCGCCGTCGGCCATGCACTCGTCGCGGTAGTTGCCGCAACCCGAACACCGGGCCGCCTTGTCGTCCTCGAACGCGAGGGCCGCGGCCAGGTCGTCGTCAGACCACTCCGGATCCGAGACGGTGACCGATTCCACCAGCCGTCCGCGGGCGTTGTAGCGGTGGGTTGTTACTGCTCTCCGGGGTCGGCCAACGAGCCGGCCTCTGGGGATTCCGTGCTCGGCGGCGTATCCGACGAGTCGCCGTTCAGAGGGCGAAGTACGGAGAGCAGTAGCGATTTTGGGGCGGTCGACCTAGCGCCGTGCAGCCGGTACATGGCAGCGGTCAACGCCTGCCATTCAGACGGCGGCAGCGTGTCACGCAGGCGCGTGGCCTGGTCCACGGTCAACGCCGGGTCGACCGCACAGGCGGCGATCACGGCAGGCTCGAACGTGTCCGGGTCGTACCGCATCGACTCGTCCTTCGGTGGATGCTCACCCTGCTTGGTGGTCCACTCGCCGTAGGACAGGCCCCGCAGCTTGAACACCAGCACGGTGTCGTCGATCTCCGCTTCCAGAGCGGCGAGGCGGTCGAGCAGGTCAGCCGGCGCACCGGCCATCGACCCACCGGGGCCCCGATGCTCGGCCACCTCGGACTCCACCTTGGCGTGCTCGGCGATGAGATCGGGGCGACCGCAGATCGGGACTTCCTCAACGGGACCGGAGTACCCGTTGAGGAAGTCGTCAACCGATAGCGGCATCAGGCGGCGACGGTGGCGCGCAGGTCCACGGACGAGCAGAACACCTGCACCGTGAAGTACTGCATCTGGTTCGCAGCGGAAGCCGCGGTGACCGGATCGCCGAACTTGCCCTTGAACACTTCGACCTTCTGGGCTGCGGCCACAGCGGTGGCGACGGCGAGCATCCGGCGCACCACGAGGTAGCCCTCGGTGCCCCACACGGCGAGGTCGTAGGCGTCGTCGTCGGCGAGCGGCGACAGACGGAACATCTTGAGCGTCGGGTTCACGGCGGTGGAGCCGGGTTCCTGGGCGGCGAACCGGGTGGACAGTCCACCGGCATCCACCGCGGAAGTGGAGACGCCGGTGTCGATGCCGTCCTTCATCAGGAAGGACGTGATGTCGACGCCTGCGCCGATCTCGGCCACCGTCGGGGCGGCGATGCTCGACATGGTGGTGACCCACCAGGCCCGCGTGTACTCCTCGTAGACGTTCTTCGTTGCCATATCAGGACTCCTTCTTGGTGCCCTGGTCGGGCGTGGTGGTGGTGGGCTTGCTCTTGCTCTTGGCCCACCCGCGCTTCTCGTGGACGGGCACCTGGCTCGCGAGCACGGTGATTTCCTGTCCGGGGAGGTCCGGGTGGGTGAGGGTCACTTCGTCGGCCACGGCGGGCCTCCTTCGGTGGGTTGGGATGGGGGACGCGCCGAACACCCGCAGCACCGGAAACGGCGGCGGGTTTGTGGGCGAGAGGGGTGGAGGTCGGCTAGTGGGACCAGGCGGCGAAGCGCGGCATGGCCACGAAGTTCGTCACCTGCGACGGCGACTCGGCCCGCTCACGAAACGTGGCCTGCCCGCCATCAGCCCGGATCCGCGGGACGGTCCGACCGGTCACGGTGAGCGTCGCCCCGATGAGCGCCACGTTCACGGCATGGCGCAACGCGTCGCACGCTGCACGGGTGTCAGCGGCACAAGTGACCTGCCACGACAGATCGGAGTCGTCGTCGGGCAGGCCGAGCGAACCGTCGAACGTCTGGTCCAGTTGGTAGACCACCGCGTACGGGATGAACTCGTGGGCGTTCTGCCGGCCGTACCGGACGCCTTCAGGCGGGGCGGCATCGCCGCACACGATCCCCGCAGCGATGAGCAGATCCACCACCGCGGTCGTGTGGGTCGACGGGTTGGCGAGGGTCACGGCTTCAGCGGGTCCGCGCCCGCGACGATCAGATCCGCCATCACAGCCGCACCCGGCTCGAGTTGCTGCCGAAGGAACGGCCGCGGCGGAGTACGTGAAGTCCCGTACTCGGCGTAGAACCCTTCATTCACGCCGGCCGGGTTGTCGATCGTGAACAGGTCGAAGTGGTCGGGCCACGACTTGGTGCGGATACCGGACTCGGCGAGCCATCCGGTCTTCCCTCGTGGGGCGGCGGCTTGGGCGCCTGACTTCATGCCACGGATCGCGACGACACCCGATGCTCGGACCACCTTGGCGGCCTGCTTCGGGGCGTTGTCCAATAGCGCGGCGACCCCAGCGACTTCGGATAGGTCGATGACCACGCCGTCAGCCACGTCGCATCTCCACCGACCCGTACCCGCGGACCTTCGTCCACCGATCGACCTGCTTCTGCAAGGCGGGCGTCAGGTGTGGCGGCAGGTCGTCGATCCGCGACTGCGGGTACGACTCACCGAACGCACCCGACGGGGTCACTTCGACGAACGGGGTGGCGGTCGACCCCTGGTAGGACCGCTTCGCCATGGTGCAAACCACGCCACGCAACGGACCGGGCAGGGTCGCCCAGCCGGCCACGTAGGTGACGGTCGCCTCGGCGTCTGTCCAGACGGAGTCGTAGCCGTTCACCCGGCGGATCAGCAGCCCCGGGCGCCCGTTGCCGCCCGCTTCCCACCGGTAGTCGGTGTTCACGGTCAACGTGACACCATCGACCACGACCGATGAGACGGCCGTGACGGGGCGCTGGGGGAACCAGAACCGTCCGTCCCGGTTGTACAGCGTGGCGGCCGTGTACGTGGTCGTCACGAGGTTCTGGCCGTTGGCCCCGATGAGCAGTTCTTCCCACGAAGCATCGAGCAGGTCTTGGACCCGCGCCGCTTCTTCGGGCGCGACAACCTGACCCGTCGTGGTCCGATAGTCGTCAACGCTCACCGGGGCCGTCAACGGATCAGCCTCAGACGTCCAGGCCGGTCAGCAGGCCGTGCGAGCGCTCCGACCCGTAGGCCAGACCGATCTCGCCGTAGAGCTGCACGTCCTCGGATGCGCCGGTCTTGGCCAGCGGCTCGGCGAACATGTGGCCCTTGCCGGGGGTCTCGAGGAACACCGGGGCGCACTGCTCCAGCGACACCACGGCGATGGCGTCCTGCGGCATGTACCGGTTCAGCATCACGTTGAGGGTGCCGAAGTCGGTCACGACGGTGGTCACGTTGACGCCGCCGACGTTCCGGGTCGTCTCCACGAACTTGCCGTAGGCGGTGGCGTAGGCGGCCGAGATGGCGAGCTTCTGCGTCGAGTTGACGAGGAGGGTCGCGGTCTCGGACTCCTTGATGCCGCCGCTGTCGTAGACGTTCTGGAGCAGGGTGTTGATGTGCGACACGGCCAGCGTGGTCGTCCACGGCAGCCGGTAGGCCACGGTGGCGGTACCGATGGTGACGGCCGACCCGCCGGAGGTCAGAGCGACCTTGAAGGCGTTGGTCGACTTGTTCACGACGTGGTAGATCCGGCCGGGGATGAGCGTCGTCGAGGCGCCCACGTCGGTGAAGATGATCTTGTCGTTGTTGGCGAGGGCCGTGCTCGTCTCGGTCACGGTGTCGGTCGCAGCCGACAGGCCCGTGATGGTCGACGTGGCGTTGGCCGTCAGGTTGGTCGTGATCGCCGACAGGATGCCGCGGGTCTTGCGGGCCGTGGTGTTGTCGGTCGGGAGCTGGTAGGTCCCGTTCAGGAACGACCACTCAACGTCGCGGGCGATCTCCTTCAGGGTCTCCTGCACCTGCCAACCGAGTTCATCGGTGACCGGGTTCATCTCGGCGTTGTTGATGCCGTCCTTGCGGCCGGTGGCGGCCTGCTTCGTGTAGGAGACGGACACCTTCTCCTGATGGACCTGGACCACGTTGTAGACGCCGGCGCGGGCGCGGCCCTGTGCCGTCGGGGCGGTGGCACCCTCGAGCGCCACGTTCTGCGCGGCGTTGCGAAGGTCGGTGGTCTGCCACTCGAACAGGGTCGAGGTGGTCTGCTTGCCGCCGCTCAGACCGCCGATGGCCGAAAGGAACGGCGTGTCGGACGGGGTGAGAGCGAACAGCTCGCCCGTGAAGTTGGGCAGGTTGTAGATGGTTCCGAGACCGGTGATACCGGACATGGCTTGCTCCTTGCTTTGGGGCCGGGATGTCCGGCATGGGATTCCGACCCCTGGTCAGGGACGGGGGAACTACGAACCCGCCGCGAGGGCGGCGAGCTGCTGGGTCTTGAGTGCGACGGCGCGCTTGTGGTCGCCTGCCGTCGATGCGGCGGCGATCTGGTCCGCGATGCTGGGAGGCGTGGGCGCATCGCCCATCGGCCCGCCATCAGCGGAACCGGTGCCCGTCTTGGCCCGGGCGGCGAAACGCTCACCCGTGGCCTTCACCTTGGCGGCGTCGATCGTGCCGTCGTCGCCGATGAAGTTGGCCATGTTCAGATCGGCCACGTCTTCAGCGGGAACCCCGGCGGCCTTGAGTTCGGCCGCGGCGATCATCGCTGCGGCTTCTGCCCGTGCTTCTGCCTTGCCGGCGTCGCGGGCGTCCTCGATGGCCTTCTCGGATTCCGACAGGTTCGCCTTCCGCACCTTGTCCAGCTCGGCCTTGGCGGCCTTCGCTTCGCGTTCGTGCTTCCGGGCTGCGGCCTGCCAGTCGATCTGATCGGCGGGTCCCTTGACCTCGGGCTCCTGCGGAGCGTCGGGGGTGGGGGCGGGGTCTGTGGTGGGTTCGGTCGGTCCGCCGTCAGTCGGCTGGTCCGGGTCGGCTTCGGCCATGCGGCCTTCTCCTGTGGTTGAAAGGGTCGCCATGCGGCGGTCCCGTGTGTGCCCTTCGCCGTGCGGCGAAGTGATCTAGGGGGACGTGAGGAGCGCCAGCCGTTCAGCGGCGCGTTCTGCTCGGGTCTCCCACTCCTGTTCACGGATCGACAGCCGCTCACGGCGGTCCGGATCCGGTTCGGTCAACTGGTCGGCCTTCGCCTGTTCCTGACGCTTCCGGGCCGTGCGCTCGGACCGCTTCAACTGGTTGGCCTGCTTGTACTTCTTGACCGCCTTGTCACCACCAGCCGCGTCGATGATCTGCTGATTCGACGTAGCGACCGCTTCCGATGGGCAAGCGAGGCAATCACAGCGATCGTGGCCAAACGTGGCGTCCGCGGCGGAGTAGAACTCGGCGCCGGCCAGCGATAGGCACCACTGGCACGATTTCCCGGTGACCCGGCGGCGCCACTTCGTGTGAGGCGGTGCGACTTCGGCCATCGACTGGCGTGCGGCGCGGTAGGCGGTGTCGTGGCCCAGGTTGTCGACCACGGTCCGGGCGGCCCGCACGGCGTCGGTGTGTTCCATGCCGTTGGCGATCAGCTTCCCGATCCGGTCTGACGGGTCGTAGAGGCGGGCGGCGGCGTCGGCGGGGATTAGCGGCGAGGCGGTACCGGCGGCGCCAGAGATGTTGTCGACGTAGACCGTGGTCAGATCGACTCCGGCCTGTGCGGCGGCTTCGACGAGCGGGCGGGCGATGTCGTGGAACCGGTCAAGTTCGGCGTCGCCCCATGGTGCGAGGGCATCCCAGATCGACAGGAGTCGGCGTCGGGTTTCGGCGGCGAGGTTGTCGACTTGGCGGGCGTATGCGTCGGTGACCGTCGCAAGGTCAGACGGCATTGACCAGGGTCAGGTCGGGCGTGTCCGGGGCAACGGGGTCCGTCTGCGGGCCTAGCAGCGCAGCCATGCGGAGTTGGTCGGCCAACCCTTGCGTGACCCAGCGGCGCGCCTCGGTCTGCGACACACCGGGGAACATGGCGTACACCGCCTCGAGCGGGGCACCCAACGCCTTCGCCATCGCAGCCAAGTTGGCTTGCTCTGTGGCGGTGCGCTCCTCGAACTCGCGCCACATGATCGACGCCGTGTAGTCCTCGCCCTTCGTGTTGCCCTCGGCCCGGAGCGCCAGCAGTTCGATCTCCAGCAGTCCTTCGCCGAGCATGCGGGCGTGGTTCCGCATCTTCGACACCTTCACGCCCTCGATGCGGGCCAGCGAGTCCGATGCCACGTTGATCATGTCGCCCAACAAAAACGCGTACGGGGGCGTCCCAGATGTTGAGGCGATCTCCTTCACCCACATCCCCTGCAAGCGATTCCAACGCGCGGCCGGGATCACCCCTGTTAACGCCGCATCCGGCGCCGAGCGGGACTTCCTCTCATGAGGGGCGCTGGTGGTGGTCGGCCTTCGAAGCCTGACGGTCAGAAGCGG